CATATCAATTCACGCAGGGATAAGCACAAGATGCCACGACGATGAATAAGGCCCTATACCCCCCTCTAAGGAGTCTCCTAGACCCCCCCGTACCTGTCTCGTGGCCCGACACCACGGAGGTTTTCTGCATGGTCGATGTGCAAAAACACCTGTTTTCTAATACCCCCCAACTCTGATGGCCGATCGCGTAACCAATGCTCAGTTCGCCGCCGCGTTTGATGTGACCGTGCAAGCGGTTTCCTACATGAAGCGCAACGGTATGCCGACCGAGTCAATCGAGGCCGCGCTGGCGTGGAAGGCAGAGCGTGACGCAAACCGCCGCGCCCGGGCACCGCAGGCGGCGCCGGCTCAGCTCGACGACGGCTCCCTGGCTGACACGATCAGCGAGCACCGGGCTTTAGTCGGTCGGGCTCGCGGCGTCTGGCAGGCGGCGATGGAGCAGGGCGACCCGAACCAGGGGAAGTACCAGTCAGCCTATAACGCTTCCCTGCGCTCCCTCGTGCAGCTCGAAGCCGAACAGGAACGGCGACTCATCCTGGCTAAGGACTACATCTCGTCGAAGGAAGCAGCCGAAGCCATGCGGGAACTTGCCTCGGGTGTGGTCAACCGTCTCGACAAACTCGCCCTAGACGTGGCCGAAGGGTGCAACCCCGAGAACCCTGCCAAGGCCGTGAAGGTGCTCGAGGCTTGGGTGCGCCGCGTGAAGGCCGAACTCTCCGCCGTCGATGAACAAGAGTGACCTGCTCCGCATCGGGCGGGACGTGCTCAAGCCTTCGGACTCCGGCGATATCGTCGACTGGCTGGAGGACAACGTGCACGCCATCCCTGACTCACCTATGCCTGGGCCGTTCCGATCAGAGCGGACGCCTTGGATTGCAGAGGCGCTGCGGATTGCCGCCGACCCCGAGACCAAACTCCTGACCATCCTTGCCAGCATCCAGTCGGGCAAGTCGCTCTTCGCTCGTCTGTTCACTTGCCACATCATCGCCAACGCTCCCGGCCCGACGATGGTTCTCCAGGCTACGGACCCAGAGGCCAAGGACTTCGCCCTGCGTTACCTCCGCCCGGTGTGGGCCAACTGCCCGCCGGTGAAGGACCGCATCTCGCTCGACGACATGGACCGCTCGACGACGACGGACTTCGACCGCATGACGCTTTACTGCCGCGGCATCTGGAATGAAGCAAACCTTCAGCGCCTGTCGCTACGCTACACGATTGCCGACGAGTGTTGGATGTCCCCGCCCGGTCACCTTGCCGAACTGAGCGCGCGCGTCACGGCGTTTGGCTGGATGGGCAAACGCATCTTCATGTCTCAGGGCGGCAAGGCGGGTCAGGAGTTTCATCAGCTGCACGAGACAACCGATCAGCGTGACTGGAACTTCCGCTGTCCGAAGTGCGACCACCTTCAGCCCTGGGTGTGGGAGCAGATCAGGTTCCCCGAGGACGCCAAGGTCAGCGGGTCATGGGACTTGCACAAGGTCAACGCCGGCACGACCTACGAGTGCGCGTCCTGCCGCACCTTGCTCCCTGACACGAACGCCACGCGCATCGAAGCCAACGCTCGCGGCACGTTCATCGCTACCGCCGCATCGGTCAACGCGGGTCACATTGGCCTGCACTGGAACGCCCTTGCGACGATGAGCTGGGGCGAGCTGGGTGTACTGATGCTCAAGGCCAAGGAGTCGGTCGACCAGTACGGCGACGACAACGCCCGGATGCAGTTTAAGCAGAAGCGGCTGGCTATGCCCTGGTCAGAAGAGGGTGGCGAGATGGTCAGCACTGCCGAGTCTGCCAATTACAAGATGGGCGACGCGTGGGACGCCGAGGCCATGATCTCGCCGAAGGGCCGCGTCATCGAGCAGACGGACGCACCACAGGGAAGCATAGCCTTCCGCACGATGGGCGTCGACGTTCAGCGTGGTCACTTCTGGGTGGTCGTTCGGCGCTGGGCTAAGACCGGGCATAGTCGGCTGCTGGCCTTTGCCCGCATCGAGTCATGGGGCGACATCGAAGCCTTTGCCAAACAGTACGCGGTTCACCCGGCCATGGTCTTCGTCGACTCGGGTGACTCGACGACCGAGGTCTACCGCGAGTGCGCCAAGCGGAACTGGAAGACGGCCAAAGGGTCAGGCTCCGAAGACTTCGCGGTCACCGATCGGGACGGAAAGACGAGCCGTCGCTACTACTCCGAGAAGCAGGCCATCGTAGTCCCTGGCATCCCGCAGCGGGCCATCCTCGTCTCGCACTCCAACCTTGCCGGCAAAGACCTCCTGCACGGCCTCCGAGCCCGCAAGGTCTGGACCTACGCCCTAGACGCCGACCCTGAGTACGTCTCGCAGCTGAACTCCGAAGTGCGCGTCAAAGACCGCCGCACGGGCAAGGCGCACTGGATACTTCCCCAGGGCAAGAAGGACAACCACGCCCTCGACTGCGAAATCCTCGCCCTCCTAGCCGCCGTCCGTTGGGGCATCGCCGGTCGGGAAACTACTGAAACCGACTTGCCTCAGAGCGGAACATGAGCACGCTATATGCAAGGGTGCGCCGGACGGTGTCGCAAGAAGGAAGAAGCTTGTGGCGTGGGCTGGTCGGCGCACCCCCCTCTTCGTTCCAATCTGGGCAATACTAAATGGCCTCTGGACTCTTCATCGGACTTACGGAGTGCGAACTCCTCGACATCAAAGCCAAGGCTGTAGCCATGATTACGGAGGGCAAGACGCTGATGTCTTACTCCGACTCTGGCTCCTCCGCGTCCAAGCAGTTTGCTATGCCCCCGAAGGAGATGCTCTCCGAGGCCATGTTCGCCCTGAGCCGCCTTGACCCTGCTACCTACGGACGTCGGACCACGGTCATCTCGACCTCCTGGTCTACGCGCCGCGACTAATCTATGGCCCCCCGCAAGACCAAAGTCCCTACTGTCAGCCTCCGCAAGCCCGTCCTCAAGGCCGCGGCTGTTGCGCCTGCGCTCAAGCCACAGGCCGCCGTCATGGACAACCAGGGCAGCGGTTTCGGTGGCAGCTACTCCGGCTGGCAGAGCACGATGTTCTCGAACGCCCGCCGCGCTATCTTCGGTCAAGCACCGGGCGACCTACGCCAAGACCTGACGCCGTGGAACCGCATGGCGATGATCCGCAAGTGCCGATGGGCGGAAAGGAACTCAGGGCTCTTCAAGCAGATTTTGGCCGATATGTGCTTATATACCGTGGGGGACGGTATCAAACCCCAGTCCCACGCGTCGACTCCTGAGATGCAGGAACGCTACGAAGCCTACTTCGCAGAGAAGGCCAAGCGCATCGACATCACGAACCGCTTTTCATTCTACAACTGTCAGGCCATCCTGCTTCGCGGTATGATCCGCGACGGTGACTCGTTCGCTGCCAAGGTGCGCAACGCCACGGGCGAAGCAAAACTCCAGCTGATGGAAGCCCACCGCGTCGGTGACCCTCTCGAAGAGACGGTCGTTATCCCAGGCATCCATGACGGTATCGTCTACGGCCCCTACGGTGAATATATTGCGGTCAACGTCTACAAGGCTGACGGAAGCAACCGCCAGATTGCATCGCAATCAGTGATGCACATCGTCGACCACGAGTACGCCAGCGGGTGCCGAGGCGTTCCACTGTTACAGCACAGCATCAACTCCATCCAAGACGAGATGGAAATCCTCGCCCTCGAGAAGCAGGCCGTGAAGGACAACGGTGACGTCGTCCGCACTATCTCCAAGGCCGGTGGCGTCCTCGATCAGGACACGGCTAACGAGCTCGGCGCACTGAACACTCCCTCCTACACCTCCATTGCCAACACGATGGGCGGCAAGCTTCTGGTGCTCGACCAGGGCGAGTCCCTAAACTCGTTCCAGAGCAACCGCCCTAACGCTACCTTTAACGGTTTCATCGCCGCGCTTGAACGCGACATCAGCATGGGCGTGCTACCTTGGGAATTTGTCTCCGATCCGAGTAAGTTAGGGGGAGCCTCTATTCGCCTAGTAACCGCAAAAGCATCACGGGTTTTCGGAAAATATCAGAACACTATTATCGAAACCTTCTGCGTCCCAACGTGGGGCTACATCATCGGAGAAGGCATTGCTAACGGCGACCTGCCTGACGACCCGGACTGGGCTCAAGTGTCATGGACTACGCCTAAGAGCGTAACCGTCGATGCAGGTCGCGACGCCGCCAACGATCGTAACGATGTCGAGATGGGCCTGCTGTCCATGTCTGAGCTCTACGCCCAGCGCGGTCTAGACTTCCGCAGCGAGATGGACAAGCGCGCCAACGATATGAACTTCATTATCGAGAAGGCTAAGGCCGCTAAGATTCCTGTCTGGATGCTCTACAAGCCAGGCTTCAACTGGCTCCAACAGGGTCAGGCTAATTCTCAAATCACTGACACAACGGCTGAGAACCTTGACCTGCCTCCGCCCCCTGTCGACCCTACCCAACCTTAACCTTATGCGCTTCCTCACCAATGGCCTATCGGGCCGCGAGCCTCTCCTCATCGACCCGGCCAAGGCCAAGGACCACGCTGTCCTGGCTGAGAAGTTCGGCTTCACCGATATGCTTGCGCAGCTCTTCGGCATCGCCCCCAAGCCCTACGTCACCGCTGACGGTGTCGGCGTCATCCCGGTCTACGGTGTGATTGGCAAAGGACTGACCCCTATCGAGAAGATGATGGGCGCCTCTGACGTCGATGAACTCTCTGCCGCCGTCGATGCGTTCGCGATGAACCCTGACGTGACGCGTATCGCCCTGCAAGTTTCCTCCCCTGGTGGCACGGTCACCGGCATCGAGGAACTCGCCAACAAGGTCCGCAACCTTGAGAAGCCAACGATGGCTTACACTGACACCGAGATGGCCTCCGCTGCCTACTGGATTTCCTCGGCTGCTGATCGGGTGATGTCCTCCAAGTCTGCCACGATCGGGAGCATCGGCGTCTACCTCGCTGTCCCTGACTATTCCGAAGCGGCCAAGATGGCAGGCATCAAGATGGTCGTCATCAAGTCCGGCAAGTACAAGGGCGCCGGCATCGAAGGCACGACCCTCGACGAAGGCCAGATGGCGAACCTCCAAGAGAGCGTGGACGAAATCCACTCCGAGTTTAAAGCCGCCGTGCTGATGAAGCGCAAGATGGTCAAGGCTGAGGCCATGGAAGGCCAGACCTTCTCCGGCAAGCAGGCCGCCGCCCAGGGCTTAGTGACCGGGCTGGCTGACTCCTTCTCCGAAGCCCTGCGGTCCTTCTGATGGCTATCGACGTCCCTGACTACGTCTCCACCGCCGCCGAGCGTGGCCTTGAATGGCACGCCGAGGGCAAGTCAGGCGACGGCGTCACCGATCAGACCTTACGCGAGGCCCGCGACATGGCCGGCGGTAGCGTGTCCGAAGACAAGGTGCGTCGCATGGGGCCTTGGTTCCGTCGGCACCGCGCTGACATGGACGCCCCCAAAAACAAACCCGACAACGAAGACTTCCCTGGTGCGGGCGCCGTAGCCTGGGCACTCTGGGGTGGCCCTACTTCAGGCGACATCATGCGCGCCGCTGAATGGGCTGAAGCCAAGGTCGAGCAACTAGACAAAGCCTCGGCTGTTTCCAACTCCCGCAAACTCAAGATGACCATCGAAGAACAACTGCTCGAAGCCTCGGCTGCCCTCTCGGGCCTCACCGCCGAACGCGATGACCTCCGTGCCACCGTCGAGAAGCTCACCGTCGGCGCCGCCGCGGAACTCGAAAGCCTGAAGGTCGAAGCCTCCGTCAAGGACGCCTCCATCGCCAGCCTTACCGAAGTCGTCAAGACGATCGAAGCCGAAGCCGCCGCCCTCAAGGCCGCCGCTCTCGAAGCTGAGGCCGTCAAGGTCAGCGCCTCCAAAGAGGCCGCTAAGATTGCCGCGTCTGTCGGCGTCACCCCGGTTGCCCTTCCCCAGGGCGACGGTGCTCCTGCCGAGGCCGTCAACCACTACGTCGCTTTCATGGCCCTGCCTGTCGGGTCCAAGGAACGCAACGATTACTTTGAGGCCCATCGCTCCGCGATCATCAAAGCCTCTTTTTAATTTCCCTCAACCCTACCTAATCCTAACTATATAATAAAATGGCCAACTCGATCAGTGCCGCGCCCAGTGTTCTCGCAGCTGGGGTGCTCAGTGCACTTTCCAACAAATTGCCCGTACTTTCGGGCATCTCGTCCGTCTTCTCGGCTCGTCCCGGCTCCACCGGCATGAGCATCCAGGTTCCCCTCATCGGAACCTCGTCCGCTACCGCTTTCGGCTCTGGTGGCTACCTCACCCAGGACGACGCGACGATCACCGCCGCGACCGTCTCCCTGACCCAGTACAAGATTTCCAGCCGCTTCACCCCTTCTAACCTGAAGGACTACGGCGCTGACTTCTTCGTTAACAACTTCGTCCAGACCGCCTCTATCGGTCTCGCCCAGAAGGTCATGGACGTCATCAACACTCAGGTCACTGCCGCTAATTACAGCGTCTCCTCGACCTCCGGCGTTGACCTCGCTTACTCCGAGCTCGTCGGTGTGCAGAAGACCCTCGACGACGCCAAGGCCCCGAGCCCTCGCTACGCCGTGCTCAACAGCACCTACATCTCTGACCTCCGCAAGGACACCACGATCGTTGGCAACAACGTCCTCGGCGCGAACATCATCCGCGACGGCGACCTCGGCATCATCGCCGGTGCCCGCATCTACCAGTTCGCCAACCTCTCGGCCAACAGCGAAAACCTCGCTGGCTGGGTCGCTGGTCCTGACGCCATCGCCTTCGCCTCCGCTCTGCCTGACTCTGAAGGCATCCCCGGCTTCGAAGTCTCGAACGCCACGGACGCCGGCACGGGTCTCGGTGTGCAGGTGCTCGTCGGCATGGAACAGTCTGGCTTCCTGAACGTCACGGCTACCCTGATGTTCGGCGCCGCTGTCGGTCGCGCCACCTCCCTCGTCCGCCTCAAGACCGCCTAATAGCGGCCAAGGCTACGAACTTAAAGGGCTCCGAAAGGGGCCCTTTTTTTGTGCCTAGTTCCCAAACGGGGCATTGATAGGATGAGCCTCTACGCTGACTTTCTCGCTGACGCTAAAGAGATGATCGCGGACTTCGGCGTAGCCGGGTCGGCCAACTCTGGGGCTATTACCTTCCAGTGCCTTATCTCCGACCCCGCCGTGATGACCGTCCTCGAAGCAGGGGGGTACATGGAGCGTACCCAGTACTCGGTCAGGATGCCCGCTGTAACGGCCTCCTGGACCCTGCCAGACGGGTCTAATGGGTCATCGGCGGCCCTACTGTCGGCAGGTGTCCCCATCGCCAGCCTAGGCCAGGGGAAGAAGATTGTCGCCGGCGGGAAGACCGTCCGCATCACGACCCAGACCTACAAGCCCGGGTCGGCATGGATCACGCTCGTCGTCATCGACGATAACCAGTAACGCCGTGGTAGAGGTCAGCATCCCGCCTAAGTCGCTGTCCGAGTTCAACGCGCAGCTGACACGGGTAGCCAAAGAAATTGGCATGGACGCTCAGAGCATGGTGGCCAAACAGGCTATGCTCATCTGCGAAGACATGGCTAACTTTACGCCTGGTATGCCAAAGGGTGGAGGCCAAGGTATCACGAAGTTAGGCAAGACGGCTGGAGAAGGCGCCGTAGCTGGGGACATCCGTAAAATCTTTATTGCGGTAGGCGACCGCAACATCAACAGCCAGAAGGGCATTATCTTTCAGAACCTAGCCTACGCAACGCAGAGCAACAATCGGGCGCTCTTTGATAAGATTATCAAGAAGTCTCGCATCGAGACTCTCCGCATCTCGCCGATCATGACCAAAATCCTGAACGACCAGAACTATGACCGGGCGTTCCTGAAGGCTAAGAACTACCTCGCCCGCGTCCCTGTCTCGCAGAATGAGTACGGCGTCGAGTATGCTAAAGACCTGCGCTCGCACCACAACCGCGTTAAAGCCAAGTTCGGTGGCCGCATCGGCAGGGATCAGCGCATCGGCGAACCGCGTCTTATGGTTGAGTCAAAGCAAGACCTAGACAATTACATCAAGGAGCGTCAAGCCGCCGTCGGTCGCACAAAGGCCGGCTGGCTTCGTGCGCTTAACATGATTCCGAAGCCACTCCGTTCCAATGTCGCCAGCGGTCGCTTTGGCGCTGGCTTACGGAACGCCGGGTGGATTGCCCGCCACGGCGGACAGGGTCAGGCCACTAGTTCTTACACTGACAAGAACGCACAGGTAATCATCCAGAACTTTATTGGCAACGTGAACTCTATTGCTGAAGTTGCTCGAACTATGCCGACGGCCCTGGGCAACCGCGTCAAGCAAATGGAGGCTGACTTAAATAACTTCATCGCCCGCACCAAGCGGCAGATGCGACTCTGATTACTTGTCCCCGCGGACTCGGACAAACACCGGGTGGCGCAGGGAGCCTTGTGGGGTCTTCATCTGGAAGTCTACCTCGGCGGTCTGGCCGATGAGCTGAGAGCGGTCGGCGAGCAGGGTGGAGCGGGTGGCGTTGTCCATGCCCGTGCCGACGCTGACTAGGCGACGCCCGCAGCGCACGACGATGTGGCCGGCCATCCCAGCGCACTTGCCCGTGCCTTCAACCACGTCGACGATCTCGGCGTCAGTTGTGTCGGCGTCCTTGACCTTGAGCCAAGCCCTGGAGCGGATGCCGTGGGCGTAGCCAGCGGTCGTGTCCTTGACCATAGCACCCTCGAAGCCCTCGGAGGTAAAGCGGACAAAGGCTTCCTCTGGGGTGCAGGAGACGCTCGGGATGAGCAGGAGGGAGGTAGGGTAGGACTGGGCAAACAAAGCCTCCAGCGAGGCACGGCGGGTGCTGTAATCGCCATCCACGGATGGCAGGTCAAACAACCAGACGCGGGCATCGTCGGCAGAGCGGTCAGACCGAAGGGCGCCGACCGAGGTAAAGAACGACTTGCCGGACACGGCCTCGCCATCGAGCGACCAGACGCCGTCCTTGCCAGCCAGGAGGTCAAGCACCTCGTCGGCAAGATGGTCAAGGGAGGGCATCGGGTTGCCGTTGCGGGTCTCAAAGCGGACGGTGCGGGTGGACAGGTCAGCCGTGATCAGGACACGCAGGCCGTCGACCTTCGGCTCGCAGACATAGGAAGCGGGCGTCTCGCCAGCATACAGGCGGGCCAGCATAGCGCCTTGGCGGGCCTTGGGCGGGCGGGCCTTGGGCTGACGCGGGACCGCATCCTCGAACATGGCGAAGAAGGCGGCAAGTGTTGGGTCCTGTTGGCAGAGCATTGGTCGAACGACCCTAGTAAGCCACCCTGCTCCCCGTCCGTCAAGCCCCTTTCCCTACCAAAGCGGGCAATGGTACAATGGGAACGAAGAGCATCCGTCACATCGTCGAGGCCACCGTCGCGACTTACCTCTCGACCCAGACCGGGCTGACTACCGTCACGTTCCTGACCGGGGACAACGCCGCCATCCAGACCCTACCCAAGGCCGTGGTCCTCTGCGAAGCCGCCCGGGCACCGTCCGACCTCCCCGAGGGCGAAGGCAACTTCTCCTGCTCGGTCCGCATCACGCTCTTCTCGAACGCCGACGACACGACCCTCGCCGATCACCGCCTCCGCTGCGCTGCCCTATCCGGCAATATGCGTGACCTGACCTCCATCAAGGCGGCCTTCACGGCCACTGGCGACGCGTCCTGCTATGACGTCACAATGCAGTCCGAAGACGAGGGCATCGACGAGCGCTCCTGGG